AAGCCATGGTTGAACCGCCTTGTTCATCATAACCAAAGCTACCAAATAAACCACTAACATCTCTAGGAAGGGACCTTTGATATGCTTGTTCACCTGCCTGTCGTTGTGCCTCAGCAGTTTTCTTAGCTGCCCTGTTTGTCATTATTCCACCTATTAGTGAACTAGCTATTGCTCCCCACATTTTATTCTCCTATGCTGTGCGTTTCCACATATAGACTACTATATATGGTTGTAAAATATCGTGAGTGTGTGGGTTACCACCACCAGTTGAGCCTGTGTTTGAACTTGAGTATGCTCCATACTCATCAGAAGTATTATCTGTTGAATCTGGTGTTCTAGTATGGTTAGTATCGTGTGATGAGTGAGTGTGAGCAGGAATTTCAGAAATAGTCAATGTATGTGAATCGGTTTCAGCACCACCTGTAGCATTAAGCGTATCAAATGTACCACTTGATGCTTTACCTACTGGAACTCTACCTTCTGCGTAAGCTGCCCAAGTACCAAATCCAAGAAGTGTTGCTGGGTTTGTACTTACTTCTGCGTTTGTGTATATAGAACCAACTGGATATAAAGCAGCTTTTACTGCTGTTATTGCTGCGGTAACAAAAGCAGTTGAAGCTACTTGTGTTGTATTTGTGCCTGCTGAAGCAGTTGTTGCACTAAATGCTTCTGAAGCACTACCATTTAAATCAGCTTTAGTATTAACTGCTGTTTGAACTGCTGTAAATTCAGTATTAAAATCTGCACCAGATATTACTTTTGCTGCATCAGAGTCCGATAATGCATCTTTTCCCGACCAAGATACTGCTATTGTATAATTTGCCATTATCTTATTTTCCCTTGTTTATGTAATAAAGTTAAGTCTTGTAGACTTGTATCATATCCATTTGATTCTATAGATATTTCTAATTTTAAATTTTTTGCACTTCCTGTTAATGAAGTTTTATATTCCTGCAATCCAAATACAGGTTTATAAGTAACACCTGATTTACCATACAAAGATGTACTTGCTCCCCATAAAGCTGCTGTACCTGTTGTTACTGGATTTAGCGTTATAGATGTTGTAGGTGATGGACTTGGACTATAATCTTTGTACCATTTTAATCCTAAAGTTGCTCCAGAACCACCTTCTAAAACTAAAAATAATCTTTTAAGTAAAGAAGCTGCAACTGACTGACCCAAGTTAATCCATGTAGTTGCTATATTGCTAGTAAAAGAACTATTAGTATATGTTTGTGAACCACCAGGATAAGATAAATCTGTATCATAATATCCTTCATATCCAGCAATACTTCCATCTTGTTGACCTACAAGTAATCCATATAATGTTGTATATGTTAAACTTGCTGGCTCTCTATCATTGTCAAAAACCCATGTTGTAATTCTAGGTGCATTATTTGGTGTAGCATGTTTAAAATCAAACACATAATTTATATTTTTATCAACAAAAGATAATATATATATTCCTTCATTTTCTACATAAACACTTTTAATATTTGTGCTTTGTCCTATATTTCTAATTAATGTATCTTTAATGTTCAAAGATAAATCTAATAAAGGAAGTTTGTCTTTTTCTGTTGTACGAGCTAAAGACCTTAAACCTGTTGAAGAAATAAAAACTAAATCATCACCAATTGCTTGTACACTATCTCTACTAATACATCCAACACCATGTATAACTTCATCAAGTGCCATACTACCAATTACATTAGGGCTATTATATATAGCAATATTGTTAGTACCAAATACAACTAACTTTCCAAAAAAAGGTGCAATAGCTATTATGTCATCACTACCCCATACAGTTTTTAAATCAATTAAACCGCCATTTGAAGCACCATTTTCTGCTGTTGTTCTAAAATCATCAGCATCTAATAAACTAGAATAATACAAAACATCTTTAGATTCAGCAACACCACCTACCCACATACGACCATAAAAACCCATACCGCAACTAGGTTTAAATTCAGCAGAAGTAACACTTGAAGGTCTGTGTGCGTTATCAAACGCAGCCCATTTACTACCAGAACCTTGTGAACCATCATATCTTTGTGGCACTACACCTGCGTGTATGCAAGTTAATCTATTATTAAAATTTATAAACTGCCAATCACTTGTGCTACCAGATACAGTATGTTTAACATCAGCACCACTACTAGGAAAAGCAGCATTAGGTGAGGTAAAGTCTATTGTGTATATACTTGTACCATGACTAGCAAATACTTTATTTGTACCATTATCATTATGCTCAACAATTGAACCTATTTTTGTACCAGATGGTGTTACTTTCTGTTTTAAACCTTTTCTAAAAGCAATGCGACCAGACTCTCTTATTACAACATTTTCTGCTTTTGTAAGATAGGAAGGATTAAGTGTTGATGGATTATCTTGTGTGTTTAATCCATTAATACCTATATCTTGTAAAGGTTGATATGTAAGTTCTTTAGCCATTATCTAAAATTAACTGTTCCATGAGAATGATTTTCTTTAATATACCAATCTGATTCGTATTGTGTATTTCCACTATCTAACATAATAGCTTGTTTGATTGCATCGTTTGCCTCTTGTGCCATAAGACTAGATTGTGTACCACCATCTTCACCACGCTCAGATATTGCTCTAGCCCATGCACCAAGTATTACTGGCTTAGAAGGTATTTTTAAAACTGTACTAGCTGTAGATAAATCGTCTTGTGGTTTTACAATATCAAAAGACAATGTATGTGCTTCTGTAGGTACTGGTGATAAATCTATTTTAAGATTGTTAGAACTATCACTACCATTAAAAGCGTAATACAATGGCTCACCTGTATCATCTGTAGGATATTTAACTGTGTTAATATAATTTCTACTAGCTTGATTTAGATGTATTCCAGTATTATTATTAACTACATCAATAATTTTAATTTCCTGACCAGAACTTAGATTGTAATTTTTTGTACCTGCTACTGTAGTTATATCAACTGTTTCTCTTAAATTTAACCAATCATGATAATTTTCTATATTTCTTTTACTATCATTTATTAAAGCACCAATTACTTTTTGATAAGCTGATACTGTACTAGAGTCATTAATATTGCCAGACCAATCTGTTGCAATTGTATCTTCTCTAAGTCGTATTAGTACTTGATTTATTAATTCTCTATATGTCATATACTATCCTTTAATTATTTTTCCCCATACTGAACATCTACCATCTACTATGTCTACAACTTCAACTTGAAAATTTCCATTGTCAAAAAAAGTTACAATACCAAAAGCGTGATTCCAGTTATGTAGTCTGCCTTTTAACCATGTGTTGTTTTCTGCCGACATATCTTTTAAACAACCCATTGACCAAGCACTTATATTTCCATCTAATAATCTTGTTGATGAAAACCTCGAAACATCATGTGTGTGTCCGTACATAATGTTTGTACCATATCTTTCTAAATGTGTCTTAGCATGAGTAGTTGTTGTATACGCACCATGTACAAAAGACAATTTACCAATAGTTAATACTTCATTGTACTTACGATACTCATAACCTCTGTCATCCCATTTACAAGCATTTCTAAATAAATACTGTTCAAGGTATGGATTTTCTAATACAAAAGCATCTAGCCACTCATCATGATTACCTGCAAGAATATGTCGAGTATTGCATTTAACCTTGTCTAACACCCTGTCAAACCTGTCTATTTGCTTATTAACAGCTTTAACTTCTTTATCTATTTCTGGTAACTGGTACTCTAGTGGTGGTCTTTTCTGTCGTTTATACCTATGCCCCGATACAGAATTCCATTCTCCAACATCACCCAGATTAATAAATATGTCTGGTTTAATTTCTTCTATTGCCTTTAGTACAACTTTGACCGCTTTCTCATCATGTATCGGAAAGTGTTGGTCGGGTATAACTACCGCCCTTTTCATTATTACCTACCTTTTGCTAATTGTGCTCCAAAGTAGAATTCGATAATCATTGTTGCCCATCTAAATATTTCATCAAATTTCAACATCCCTTCTACAGTAACATACTCTATCTCGTCTGCTGTCAATTGAAATCCTAATATACTAAAGCCTTCTGTTACTGTCGGTATAACAGTTGGCACATTCCAAAACACAGGGGCTACCTGTGTAAATATAACTAAAGCTAATATAGTTAAAATA